GTTGCGTAGCGCCATGCTCCGATCGACGACCTGTCCCGGCCATTCAGCTTCGCACATCGCTACCAAAGCCCGGTTTGTATTATATTCGTTCGTTCCGATGCCGACGCCCCGGCCTGTGAACCACGGCGAGATAATGAAGCGCTTGCCGCGAGACTTGAGGTGATCGATGCCCGCTTTGAAAAACAGGAAGCTCTCGACTAAGCCCTGGCGGTAATTTCCACCGCCAGCCAAAACAGTGGTGAGATCCACATGCTGCGGGAAATACGTTCCCTTAACGGTCCCGCCCGCTGCAAATTGAACGGTTGGGTACCAATCAACCTCGTAGACACCGGGCATGGGCTTATCTGCGCCGAGCGGGACGTCCGGCGTAAAGGTGTAGTCAACCTGATTGCTGGTGGCCCAATTGCCTTTGACGCCGTCCACAGTGGCGGGCTGATCGTAAATGCCGAAACCCCCGGTGTCGTGCACGATGGACGACGGATAGGAGACGTTGACGGCAGTTGTGGAGCCCGAGGCGTTGATCTTGCCGCCGGGAAACCTGACCCGCATTTTCTTCCCGCCTTGACGGGCAATCATAGCGGATAACGGCATGCCCGCTTGCGAGAACCCGTAGACGGGAAGCCCGGTTTTAGAGGCAACCCTGCCCAGCAAATCTGCCGTGGCGTTGCTGTCACCCCAGTACCCCAGGGCTTGAGGTGGCAAGGAGTAATGCTCTCCGGGTTCGCTGATCTTCGACCACATGCGTCCATCAGACGGCATCAATGGGCGCCCGGCAGTATCCCACACCAGCGTATCATTATCGACAATGCGCGGGTTGGTGTTGTTCGTGCCGGTGCTGTGGAGTGTGCGAGGACCGCCGTTGCGACGAGCCGTATAAATCGCGCCGCCTTGAGCCCATGTGATGTGGGTGGAGTTATCGTAAATCGGGGGCGGCGCGACAACAGCTGCGGCAACTCGTCGCTCAATTATCCGATAATCCTTATCGACCATCATATAGTCGTCGTTAAAGAGTGGATAATCCGTGGTTTTGTGAGAAACTATCTCTTTGCCAGCCGCCACTACGGTATCGGAATAAAGCTTCCCTTTAACAACCGCATCGGTGAACGTGTGCTTGAGGTACTTGTTAACGGTGCCGTCTAGATCCTCATCCTCGTCGATGTTGAAATTTACGTCTACGCTAATCGAGCGCTTTCCGAACGCCTCGGCAACCTGACCATACACGACGTAGTTGGTGAATACGCCAGCACTCGCGGCTGCTTCTGCCGCCTTAATCCCCGCCACGTTCCCATCGCTGTCCCCCGTTCGCGTCCACGTCTTGGGCGCCAGCGATGTCACCGCATACCGGCCGTCACCTTTGATGATCGTGGCGTCACCGACAGCTAGAGCGGCGTTTGTGTACGTGTTGAGGGCCGCGGTATTCGCGAAGGGCTGAGAATCTAGGTAGGCTTGGAGCGCTGCGCGATTAGCCGAAGCCTGCGTAAGCGAGACGTAGGGCTGCGCAAGCTTCTGCACGAGGGAAGCTGCCAGTACGCGCACCATCGACCCGCCTTTCACGACGGGAAGTGTCTCCGTGCCGTCTACATCCTCTGTTGCGAGCGCGGGTAGCTGGGAAATTTTTGCCATGTCAGGTCCCTACGGCGATGAAGCATGTGCCGTCCGCACTGTCGTCGGCGCTGAATACGGAGAAGCCATCCTTGGTGATGGTGGAGGTGATGACGGCCGGCGGGTTATCCTGGCTGTCCGCTCCGCCAGCCGTGACGCCGCTGCAGACCACCGAGAAGCAAGCGGTCTGGAAGGCGGGCGCAAAGGCCACCGGCGTAGTGGCGTTGGCGGTCGCGGCGAAGCGGCCCCAGACGATCTGCAGGCCGAAGAACCGGATGTAGCCGTTCTGGGCGAGCGTCATGGCGATCGGGCCCAGACGGCGCGGCGTCACCACCTTGTCGGTGGCAGTGCCATCGGTGATGTCCGCAGCGCTGGCTTCGGTCACCGTCAGAACGCGGCTCGCCGAAAGATCGCCGCCGCCGGTGACCAGACCACCGCCGGTGATGCTGCGCCCCCGCAGCGCATCGATCGCGCTGCCGACGTTGTCGAGCACGGTGCGCAGACGGCGCGGCGTCACGACGGTGTTCGCGGCGGTTCCGACGTCGATCTCGGCCGCGCGTGCCTCGGTCACCGTCAGCACACGGTTCGCCGAGAGATCGCCGCCTCCCGTGACCAGCCCGGCGCCGGTGATGGTGCGCCCGGTCAGGGCGGCAAGGCTCCCGCTAACCGACGTCGCGAACGCCAGCAGACGCGCCCGCAGCGTCTTGGGCGTGACGATGGTCTCGGCGTCGTCACCATCATCCACGGCAGCATCGACGCGGGCCTGAGTGGCGAGCCTTGCTACACCGCGCATGACCTCGGTGGCAGGGGGGTAGGTGAAGACGGCGTCCCCGAACGCGATGTTAGCCGCGAGATCAGCCTGAAATGCGATATCGAATGCGAGCAGCCCGAAGGCGGCGGCCGCTTTTGACATGATCACATCGTTGCCCGTGTAGACGGCGAAGAGTACGCCATCGTCCATGAACAGGCCAAACCCGGTGATCGACCACACCTCCGCTGAAGTATCGTAAGCGGTCAGGTGGGTGATGTTCGGCGCTGCCGCGACGCCCGCTGCCACGGGCACCCGCTTAAACTCACCAGGCAGAGCCGTGAGCGTCGGAGCGTAGTCGAAAGGAACCGCCGTAAGTCCAAGGTGAGAAATGGTCACCGGGTCGGCGCCGGATGCACCCTGCACGGCAGCGAGGCCCACGTCGGTGAGCTTGAGCGCAAGCGCAGCCATTAGGTTGTCTCCAGATAATCGAGGCCGTCCTCAGTCAGGATCGACTCGCCGTCTTCCGTCTGCCAAACCGCAGCCCAATTCCGGCTCGTGTCATGCTGCGCCAGGTAATCCGCCCGATGCATCGAGCCGGCTATTCCGCCGGCGGCCATGTAGAGCGTCGCCTGCGAATCGAGCGTCTGGACGAAATCGAAATGCGCGCGGGCTGGCTTTGCCACGGCGACATCGGCGACGATCTCGGCGGCAAGCGCGTTGGTCAGGAAGCTTGGCGAGATCTCCGATGCGGGGGCTCGCACCTCGAACGTGTGCGGCTCGCGCGGTGGGTTGGCCTGATGCCACTCCACGATCGTGAAAGCGGGGTGGTAGCGGGCGAGCACTTCCTCGACCGCGCTGCGGGTGCCCTTCCGCCGATGATAGGGGATGGCGTCGGCAATCGCCGCGCGCTTGTACTCGACCGACCACGCGGTCTTCCAGTGGCTGATCGCCAGCCCCCAGGCGAGCCAGGGCAGATGGCCGACCGGGCAGTCGGCCGGCGACCACACCGTGCGGATCGGCGTCGGCATATCGACGAGCCGGGCCGCGACCTGTTCGAGCGCTTTCTCCAGCGGCGTGGAAGCCGGCGGAAGGATCGAGGGATAACTCATTCGCTGGTACCGGCGAGCCGGGCAGTAACGCCGGTGCAGAAGGGGGCCTGGGTGCGGCTGATCAGCACGTCGGCCAGCGGCGAGTTGAACCTGACATTCTGCGCGCCCTCGACATGGGCGGCGTGGAACAGCGCGGAGAGGGTGATGTCGCGGCCGATGCGGTGGCTCTCCTCGACGTAGGCGTTCACGCTGGCGAGCGAGGAGGCGAGCACCAGCGCGCCGTCAGGCCCGCTGAACGTCGTCAGGTCGTAGTCGACGCCGTAGGACACGATCTCGGCCGACTGGACGGTAACGAAGTCGGTCAGCGGCCGCCGGGTGTCGGCTGAGACGTAGGCCTGCACCACGCCGACCAGGCGCTGCGACGCGGCGCCATTGCCGACCCGCGACAGCAGCGAGACGATGACAACGCCCGGTGAGGGGCTGGTGGCGGTGGCATCGAGCACTTCGGCATCGGCCGACAGCGCGTGGAACAGGTAGGCGCCCTCGGGGCCGGCGACCGAGTAGCCCTCGGGCGCCAACACCATGCGGCGGCGGAACTCGGTGTCGCTTTCCATCACGGCCGGGATGCCGTTCGCGTCATCGGCGGGCGTGATAGTCAGGCGCACGATGCCGAAGGTGGCGGCGATGTTGTCGAGGTCGGTGCCCACGGCATGCGCGGGCATGACCGCGCGCGCGGCATCGTTCACCCGCTGGCGCAGCAGCTGGGCGAGGTAGGTGAAGGTCTGCAGCAGCTTGGTAGCGGGATCGCTCTCGCGGCTGACGAACACCACGCCGGCAGCGGCCATCTCGGCTTTGAAATGCGCCACCGCGTCAGCGAGCAGCGTCTCGTAGTCCAGCGTCTCGATGATGTCCGGCGACGGCAGGCGCGAGAGATCGACAGCGGTGAAGGTGGGGTCGGCCATGCCGGCCATGTCGCGGATGCATGGGGCCGAGCGCCATGGGTCTGCATTTAGCTGGGCGCTCAGCGAGGTGCTGGCTTAACCTGTAAAAAAACAGGTCGAAGCATAAGGCACTACATAAGCAGTCGTCGCCTGAACGGCAAAACATCCTTCAAGCCGCCCTTCGTATTTAGCTTGGCGATGGGCGGCCTTCCTACTCGCCGCACAGCATCGAAAGGCCACGGCATCCGATACAGATTCCGGCTATCCATCCACTGGTGACCCGGATTATGAAACCCCGTTATGCAGATTGAGCCAGGCCTCTGGGTCCAAACCGACGAGGCGGAAGATGTGGCGGGGTCCCTCCGGCATGCGCTGCGTTGTCTGGATTATGTCGCGGATGATCAGCAGGCATGGAAATGGGTGGCGCTCGCCCTGCACTCCGCTCTTCAGGGCGCGTGCGTGTGCCACCTGACGACGTCTTTCGCGCCTGTTGGTGCGGTGACGCCGCGCAACGCTGCGGAGTGGGTATCTTACGCCGAACAATCGCGTACCGATCCAGAGGCGCAACCACCGCGAACCCATTTGATGGCGCTGCCGGATCTCTTGAAGGCCGTGCGCAAGCCGAACTCGGCGGGCGATCGCAGCAACGACGTCGGCATCGAGATTTCCGATGCTGAACTCGCTTGGTTGCGGCGATTCCACAATTCAGTCCGCAACCAGTTCGTGCATTTCGAACCGATAGGATGGTCGATCGAGGTTTCGGGCATTCCAGAGATCGGCGCGCTTGTCGCCAGGATCATCGGCAAAATTCTCAGTATTGGCTATGGCTTCCGGCACCGTGACCGGCTGTGGCGCGAAGCGCTAGCTGCAGACCTCTCACGCCTGTCCTCACCGGGCTGGATCGGCTAGTATCAGGTCTCAAATTAGGCAGCCAAGTTGACCCGACTATGAGCAGCAGCAATCCGTTTAGTCAGCCGCTTTCGATCGTCGATCTTTACCGTCAGACGCGGCCAGCACTTGAGCTTGCCCGACAATCGATTGGAAATGCCGCCAGTATCAAGCGGCTGATGGACGATCTGGATGGCCCGCTGAAGGCGTTCCGGGCGTTGCCCGCCGATCCCTATCGCGACACTATCGACTTGATGCTCAAGCGGGTCCGCGACGAGGATGGGTGGCGCTCCACACTCCGCGCGGTTGAGGAATCGCGGCTTCAGCGTGAGCAGGCTCTTCCGAAGGCTAGCGCTCTTGGCCCGTTGCTGGAGCAACAGCGGCTGGCGGCGACGGCCTTCGACAAGGGTATCGTTCGTACCGCGGAGCTCCTTGGACGCAATCGCGATACCATCGCAAGCGCGATCGCCTCGGTTCGCGCGCAGGACGAGATCGCGATGCTCGCCTCGTCGATCGTCGACCGTATGGAGACCTTGAGGCTCACCGGACTGGTACGGGATGCGTTCCCGAAGTCCGCCGTCGAGATATTCCTTGAGGAATTTGCCAGGGCGCAGCGGGCGGTTTCCGAATTTGCGGTAGTGGAGACCGAGGAAGAGAGGACAGTCCTTCTCGCGGTGCTGCTGATGTCGCTGGTCAACGCCTTGCGTGGCCTGCTCCAGAACACCCGCAACGATGTGCTCGGATTGAGCGCGCTCGCGCTACTCGGCGTGATCGCCGACGTGAAATCGCTCCTTCCGAGCAGCTCGCCGTCCGGAATGACCGCGGAGCAGGTCGAGACGCTTGAAGAG